ATACCTCACCATATTCTTATAAGGTATTTGATATAGGTATGACTTATCTTCATGGTCGCCAGGAAGAAAACCAATCTCTCTAGTAGGTACTAGTGACCTTACAATGTATATCTTATCATAAGGTGAGGTGTCATCTAGTACCTCTTGTAGTGCTAGGTAAAGCATAATGAATGTCTTACCTGTACCAGCAGCACCATGCAACAGAAGATTCTTACCTTTCTTATACTCATCAAAGGCAATTGTTTGATTATTAGTAAGAGGTTTGATCTCAGTCATGTATGACTTATCAATCGGTTTCTTCCTCTTCATCATCTTCTTAGACATAGGTTGGATAGGATTTCCATTACCGTTACCGTTGGATTTCTTTCTGGCTCTTGGCATTATGTAAATCTACTTAAGTTTGCAAGTGGATGTGCCTCTTGTACTTTAGACATCACCTCTTTAAATCCATCATCGGATTTAGGATTACCATAAGTAGCAGAAGTATTTTGATTACCAAAGTATCTTTCCAACTCTGGATGTTCTTCTTTGAACTCATCAAGTTTAGTCATTGACATACGGTGTTCAGTAACCTCACCTGTTTCCGTATTAATAAAATCGTAAGTAGGCATCTCTGGTATGTGTTATTGGGTGTGTACATATTCTAATGCTTCAGCAGTGATAGGGAATTGTTCTATGAATATTCCTCTTACTGCTTCTGCAATATCCATGTGTTCCTTTTGGGTTCCATGTGCAGAACGTAAATCTATGTAGTGGATCCACGAACGTATACTTCCAGTCATGTATAATTTAGTTGGTGTAGCAAGAGGTAGTACAAATCTTGCACACTCCTTTGCTATACCAGCATCAAGCATCTCTTTATATAATTTCATTCCATCAACAAAGTGTCTTTGCATTTTAATCTCAAAGTCTTGCTGCATCAATGGATCTATATCATCAATACTATTCTGTCTATTCTTATCATCCTGTCTCCGTAATGCTGGTAGTGGAATCTCTTTAGCAAGCATACTACTATCAGCATACCTCTGAGAGAACTCTTGGTATGTAAATGATCGGTGTCTGAGTATCTGTGCAGCAAGACCTCTTGTAGTTGATATCTCTACAGTCATGTGTGCTTGCTCAAAGACACTCCAGTGTCCATGTTTAATACAATACTTTAATAGTCCAGCAACCTTTGGGTTGTCCTGATTCTTAGGGTTAGATACCCTAGCAACATAACCAATAGTTTTCTCTGCGTCTGGAGTCACAGAGATCAATGATACTTTACTCATCGTAATCTACATCCTCATGATTAAATAAAATGCGTGACATTATATAAAGACCAAATGCCTTTAGATAACCTATAGTAGGAAGACCAAATAGACCTGGCATTATCCAGTTCCATAATAGCATAAGAACTAAAGGTCTTATAAAATTAGCAGCAGCTTCTGCTCCCCTTTTAACATCTTGAACCTTCTTCTTTTCATCAGCAGATACTTTAACATTTTTGTCAAAGTATACACTCATTCTTTCTTTGATTTTCTGGGGGGTTTTGCTTTCGTTGGTGGGTTCCATAATGTTGGATTAATAGTACCTGCAGACTGTTTAAAAGATTTGAAATCTTTTTTATACTTATCGTAGTAGTGATCAAAGAGTAGTACTTGACTACCTGCTATAGAAACATCATAAGCAATACGATCTTCCTTTTTATACTCTACTAGGTAAGCACTGTAAGGTAATTTTTTATCATTTGCAACTCTTGGATCACAATCTTCATGTAAGATTCTAATATCCTTACTGCTCACGATCTATTACCCCATTCAATAGCAGGAAATGCTTCTTGAACTACAGCCTTAGTGATACGTTTATACTTTGTATTGAGTTGTCCGTCTTTAATAAGACATAGTAACTCTGCTTCTTCTGCTGCTAGACCTTCTAACAGTTGAACAAACATGGACTCACGTTTAAGTGACTTCAAACTATCTTGACCACCTTTAACAAAGCGATAGAACCCCTTGGATTCTTGCTCCAACCGTGTGTGATCAGTCCCTACTGGTGCATCATTAGGTGTGTAAGGTACATCACCTTCAGGAACCATAGAAATAACACTCTCATCAAAGTTCCAAATCAATAAAGATCTTAGAGCTTGTGAGTTGTGTTTCTGTAGTAGAGCAATCTTTTCTTTTTTAGTCTTAGCATTAGAGACCTTTCTCAAGACCTCACTAATAAGTAATCTAGGATTACTATTTTCAAGTGCTTTAGCTGGCATAATTAATCCTCAGTGTCATCATCTAATTCAGTTTCTTTACGAAGGTAAATCAATTCATCATGAATTATATTACCGTTGGCATCCATCATTTCAGGATGTATAACTGCTCTAGCATAGGCAGCGTTTTCAACGTAGTCTTCTACGTATCCTTTTGCTAACCACGAAACAGTTACCCCAAGGATAAATGCTCCTATAACAACTAAAACAACCAGTGCAATAATGATTGGTTCCATAGTTTTCTCCGCAGTTATTTTTATTTAGAGAGTTTCTTACGACCTGGTTTACGATCCAGTTCATATTGCCATGCATCACTCAGTATACCATGAAGATACTTTCGTAACTTTCTTGCTCTTGGTTTGCCTAAGTGACCGTATGCTTCTCTAAGTTGGCAGTGTTCATTGTCTGAACCACCTTTAATATATTGTTCTAGATCATACACTAAAAGAGCTAACTCTTTTGCTGTACTAGAATCAATAAACTCCCTCACTTGCTTACGAGTTGCTTTAATATGCTTAAGATAAGTATAACATTTGAATAGGTACATCTCCTTTTCAAATGCAGCATCAATAGCATGTTCAACAAGGTCGTAAAATTCTTCCATCAGATAAGGTTCTTTTCTCGAAGGTATTTAACAGCATCATTACATCCACCAAGATTTTCGTTATTTAAAACGACTTGAGGGAATGTTGATCCTTCACCGAACTGATCATAGAATGCTTTCCTTTCAAAGTCAACCCCTAATTTATAATCAACGTATCTTAAACCTTTAGCAGACAACACCTGCTTTATCTTTGAACAGTAAGGACAACCATCCTTTGAATAAACTGTAAAATTCATATGTAATTAGAGAATAAAAAAGGGTATCCGAAGATACCCTTTATTTAGATATTCAGTTCGACTTAGAATGTGAACTTAAGTCCAAGCTTAGCACCCCAATCTACTACTGTATCGCCAGCAGCATCTTCGCCATTAGTAGCACCTGAAAGCTCTCCGTATACATCGGTAGATTCAGCGATTGCATAAGAAGCACCAACCTTACCAGAAAGTTCTGTTTCTGTATCGTCAGTAGCGTCAGAATGACCTAGTGAAGGACCACCTTGTACATAGTAAGCAACCTTACCTTCAGAAGCAACGCCCTCATATCCGATATGGATATCAGTAGCAGCAGAAGAATACTCTCCATCAGGATAAGAAAGGTTTGACTCAACATTCACATATGGACCAGCAAAAGCTGCACCAGCGAGTAGGAATGGAGATGCTGCAACTGCAGCGATTGTTGATTTGATAGACATGTTTTTGTTTTAAGTATCTCGCATGGGAAAACCCTGCGGATGATAGTTTCCCCGACATGGGAAACTGTTTTGCATCTACACAGGGTTACGATTATTTCGAGTCCTTTGTATGATGGTATTTATAATAACATAACTTTACATATCTGTCAAGTTTTCCGAACGAGATCTTTTACGGTATTCCTCCAACTTCATTCTTGCTTCAACCATCATCCTTGCTGTGTTTAATTTACCATCCAAATACTCACGAGTATTATCAGGAAGTATCATCACATCCTCTGGTTCTAATAAAGAATCGAACTCAAGATCATTATCACCAACGACCTCTCTTAGTTCTTGTGTTAAATTTTCTTTTTTAATTTTTGGTAGATCCATTAATCCTCTGTTTGTATGTTAAAAATAATCAACCAAGCAATTGCTAGTACCATTATAAGAAATACTCTGATAGAACTTGGTGAAGTATCAATCATAGTACCTGAATAACAGCAACAACATCAGGAATTTCTTCCATCAGTTTACGTTCTATACCTTGCTTCAATGTCATAGTACTCATAGCACATGTTTCACACGCACCACCCAGTCGTACTTTAACATACCCTGTCTCCTCTTCTATCTCTACAAGCTGAAGGAATCCACCATCAGCTTCAATATAAGGTACAAGTTCTTCTAGTACCCTTACTACATTCTCTTCAGTTAATTCCATGTGTGTTGCCAGATAGTGTTGTCTCTTAAGGTATTCATACTGATGATCCATTAATAACATACATTAATTGTACTTGCATACTGCTGGTTATAATCTGATGCAAAGAAATTAACATCACATTCATTATAATTACCCTCAACACCATTGTGTGCAGTGTGTAATAATAATTCACCATTGGTAGGTAGATTAGCAGATACACTTATCGCATTATTAAGATCCGATAGTGTCCAACTAGTATTATCCTTGAATGAATTAACCCAGTAATCAAATCCATCTGCCTCTGGCTTCCTACTTATGATAGTAGCATAAGAAGATACGATTTGATCGAAGACCTGTTGATAAGTATAACCTGTTTTGATTGTCATAGTCAACCAAGTAGGAATATAACTTGTTACATAGTTTCCTAGTAATGTAAAACCATCATTAAACTTAAGGTATCCCTTAGTAGTTCTAGCATATCCAGCAGTAGTAATACCACCAGTAGGTACGCATGTAGCTTCTAACTCATAGTAATCATATCCTGATGCCATCCTAGTATGCCAAAGCAA